TAAAGATAAGATCTTAAGCTGTCTTGAAACAGAAATATCAGGAGATCCGGAGACAACTGTCGATCATATGGGGGAAGTTCTTGTGCAGACCTTAGAGGAAGCAGGAATAGAAGTACCGCAGGGTATCTTTAATCAAGAAATGGATGAAATGCTAACAAAACTGAACCAGGATTTTCATAACGGACAAATAGAAGGAGAACAAGCAATACAGAAAGCAGTTGATATAGTTACGAATCCCGATAACTACAAGAACGAGTAAAGACTTTTATAAAGTGAATATAAACAGCCCGTCCTAAACAGCGGGTTTTTTTATTGACCTATATTTATAATATATAGTTATATAATATGAGTCAACCCGACGTTAAGCAGATAGTAGCACAGGAATACATAAAGTGCGCTAAAGATCCGGCATACTTTATGAAAAAGTATTGCTTTATACAGCATCCAACCAGAGGAAGGATCTTATTCAATCTATACCCATTCCAGGAAGGCGTATTACATCTATTTAGAGACAATCAGTACATAATTACTTTAAAATCAAGACAGTTAGGGATCTCTACATTAGCCTCTGCATATGCACTCTGGTTAATGCTTTTTCACAAAGACAAGAACGTATTAGCATTAGCAACAACACAAGCAACTGCCCGTAACCTAGTAACAAAGACGATTTTCATGTATGAGAATCTACCTAAATGGTTGCAATTACCTTTTACGGAAAAGAATAAATTATCATTAAGACTAAAAAACGGATCTAAAATAACAGCTAAATCCTCTAATTCAGATTCAGCTCGTTCAGAAGCTGTATCATTGTTGTTAGTAGATGAGGCTGCTTTTATTGATAATATTGAGGATACTTTTACTGCTGCTCAACAGACCTTAGCTACCGGAGGGCAGTGTATAGCGCTCTCTACTCCTAATGGGGTAGGTAACTGGTTTCATAAGACCTGGGAAAAAGCAGAAGCAGCAGAAAACTCTTTTGTACCTGTTAAACTCCCCTGGTCTGTACATCCTGAAAGAGATCAGAGCTGGAGAGATCAGCAGGATCAAGATCTAGGAGTTAAGAATGCAGCTCAAGAATGTGATTGTCTTTGGGGGAATAGTTTAATAGGGATAAAAGATGCTACTACTGAAGAAACTAAACAAATTAGTTTAGAGGATCTTTACAATAAAATACAAGAACCAGAGTACCTGTTAAAATCGACTAGAATTACTTGTAAAAAGAATACGAAATACGAGGTAAAAACTCCAACTGGATTTAAAAGCTTCTCAGGAATAAGAAAAACAACAAAAAGCCGGGTAGTACAGATTACACTATCTAACCTGACTTATCTCGAAGTATCTGAAAATCATAGATTCATTGTAGAAGGGAAAGAGATTCTTGCAAAAAATCTAATAGAAAATCAAGAAATATCTCCAGGAATCTTTATTAAGACTATCTTAACTACTAAAAAAGATAGCTTACTCTATGATTTAACAGACGTAGCGGATGGGAGCCTATATTTAACAGACGGCATAGTCTCTCATAACTGTGACTTTATGTCTTCAGGGGATACTGTAATAGAGGTTGAGAATATGGCTTTTTACGAACAGACCTATGTAGTAGATCCTGCCGAAAGAAGAGGAGTAGATGGGAATCTCTGGATATGGGAATCAGTAGATTATACTAAATCCTATGCAGTAGTAGCTGACGTCGCTAGAGGAGATTCTACAGATTACTCTACCTTCCACATTATCGATATAGATAATGCTTCTCAAGTAGGAGAATATAAGGGGAAACTGTCTCCTAAAGAATTTGGTAATGTATTAGTCGGAATAGCTTCGGAATATAACGATGCGTTATTGGTAGTAGAGAATGCTAACATAGGCTGGGCTACTATTGAACAGATTGTTTCAAGAGAGTATAAGAATTTATATTATTCTTCTAGATCAGACACTGAGACTGTTGAGTCCTATATGGTTAAATACGAAAGAGACAAACTAGTACCGGGTTTTACAATGTCTTTAAAAACCAGACCACTAGTAGTAGCTAAATTAACGGAATATGTAAGGGAAAGATCGGTTCTAATAAGATCAAAAAGGCTTCTAAGTGAAATGCGTGTGTTCATATGGAAAAACGGTAAGGCACAAGCACAGGTGGGTTATAACGATGATTTGGTGATGGCTTTTGCTATTGCACTTTACGTTAGAGATACTGCTATTCGAATGAGACAGCAGGGCCTAGATTTATCTAGAGCACAAATATCCTCTTTTGTATCTTCTAATCAAAGAGCTACTCCGGCAGTCTACGGTGTTGGATCCTCCCAACAAAACCCATATCTTCTAAGAACTCAATACGGTCAAGAAGATATTTCTTGGCTATTATGATAAGTTCCTATTTATAATTAAAACATTTTTAAAATGGCTGAAAGAAATTTATTTTCTTCCCTACAGAGGCTCTTTTCAACAGACATTCTAGTAAGGAATGTAGGAGGAGATGAACTAAAAATAGCTGATGTAAATCAGATACAAACATCAGGGAAGTATCAAACAAACTCTCTACTAGACAGATTCTCTCGTCTATATATCTACAACAATAAAAACATCTTCAATCCCAATCTGAATTATCAGACACTAAGGATACAGTTATATTCTGACTATGAAGCGATGGATACAGATCCTATTATTGCATCTGCATTAGATATTCTAGCAGATGAATCAGGATTGAAGAATGATATGGGTGAAGTCCTTTCAATTAAGTCTTCTGATGAGAATATACAAAGAGTGCTTTACAACTTATACTATGATGTATTAAATATCGAATTTAATTTATGGTCTTGGGTTAGGAATATGTGTAAATACGGGGACTTCTTCTTGAAATTAGAAATCTCAGAAAAATTCGGTATTTACAATGTTATTCCTTATACAGTGTATAATATGGTTCGATATGAAGGACAAGATCCTAAACAACCATCTAAAGTAACATTTACAATAGATCCAGATGGATTAGCTTCCTCAGCAGATCCAAACTACATACCTAAAGCAAATAAATCCATTATTACTCTGGAAAACTACGAAGTAGCCCACTTCCGGTTACTATCAGATACAAACTACCTGCCTTACGGTAGATCTTATATTGAACCAGGAAGAAAGATCTATAAACAACTGGTCCTAATGGAAGACGCTATGTTGATTCATAGAATTATGAGAGCTCCGGAAAAAAGGACTTTCTTTGTTAATGTAGGATCTATCCCACCCAACGAGGTAGAGCAGTTCATGCAAAAAACTATTAACAGTATTAAGAAAACTCCATACGTTGATCCAAGTACAGGAGAGTACAACTTGAGGTTCAATATGATGAATATGATTGAGGACTTCTATCTACCAGTTCGTGGAGGAGATACCTCAACTAGAATAGAGACTACTAAGGGCCTGGAATATGACGGAACAAATGATATAGAGTATTTAAGAAGTAAGCTATTTGCTGCTTTAAAAATACCTAAAGCATATTTTGGATACGAAGGAGAACTATCAGGGAAAGCTACTTTAGCTGCAGAAGATATTAGATTTGCAAGATCAGTAGAAAGAATTCAAAGAATTGTAGAGAGTGAGTTAACTAAAATAGGACTAATCCACCTATACGCTCAAGGATTCACAGGAGAATCTTTAACGAATTTTGAAATAAAACTAACGACTCCTTCTGTTATTTACGAACAAGAGAAAGTAGCTCTATTGAAAGAAAAAATAGACCTAGCTCGTCAAATGCAGGAAACTAAATTATTTTCATCAGATTATATCTACAACCATATCTTTAACCTATCAGAAGATACTTTTGATGAAATGAGAGAGCTAGTAAGAGAGGATTCTAAGAGAAACTTTAGATTAGCTCAGATAGAGAATGAAGGAAACGATCCTGTTGAGACAGGAACTTCTTTCGGTACACCACACGACTTAGCTTCAATATATGGAGGAAGAGCTGATCAAGACCTTCCAACCGGTTATAATGAAAAACCAGTAGAAGGCCGGCCTAGAGAAAAACACTCTATTATAGGTACGAATGCCGATCCGGTGGGTGGTAGAGACAGATTAGGAGTTCATGCAATGAAAGGCGGATACCCAAGTGATAATGATAATGTAGCAGAAAGTACAAAAACCACTAAATTTGTGTACTTGAGAAATAAAGACCTATTTGATTCTAAAAAGATAATTCTTTTCGAAAAGAAAGAAGAGCCCTCAACTGGACTATTAAACGAAAATAATATACAGGATTTAGAGAATTAACTACTATTTATAACAAAGACACTTTTATTGTGAAGATAAAGCATTCTAAATACAAAAACACGGGACTAATCTTTGAACTACTCGTAAAACAGATAGCTTCGGATACCTTGTCTCAAAAAGACTCTGCAGCCGTAAAAGTCATTAGAAAATTCTATACAGGAAATACGGCATTAGTAAAAGAATATAAGCTCTATGAATTTATTTTAAAGAATAAAGGAATAGGAAATAAAAAAGCAGAAACAATTCTTTCAACTATAGTAGAACTGTCTAAGAAAATCGATACAGTAGCTCTAGGTAAGCAAAAATACGAGTTAATAAAAGAGCTAAAAAATCATTACGACTTAGATGAATTTTTTTCTAGGAAAGTAGAGACGTACAAGCCCTTAGCTGCTCTATACTGTCTATTAGAAGCTCAAAATACACCTGACTTAGTTGATCCTAAAGTATTTGTAGCAAATAAAATAACAATACTTGAGCATTTGACTCAAAACAAACAAGACATAGCTCAAGCAAAAGATACCTTAATAGAAGAGTATTCTAAATACGATAAGGATTTAAGACTCCTTACCTATAAAATACTCTTAGAGAAATTTAACGATAGATATAAAGACTTGCTGCCTCAACAAAAACACATACTAAGAGAATTTATAATCTCAGCAAGCTCCTCAGTTCGATTAAGGTCTATTGTAAATGAAGAAATGAGTACATTAAAAGATACCATTAACGACTTAAAAAGTAAAGTAAAAGATGGAATTATTTTAATTAAATTAGAAGAGATTTGTAAAAGTATAGAACCTATAAAAGCTACTGAAAAAGTAGACGACAACCACTTAGTATCTCTTATGCAGTATTACGAACTTATTAACGAACTACAGAGCATATGACTAAAAGAGAATTACGTAAGCTTGTTAGAGAAGTCCTAGATGAGGATAGCGGAACAGGAGCGGTTGGAGGATATAATACGCCTTTTGCATTTTCAAAGAAAGGTCAAGGAATAAACAGAGGTACACAAGAAGCTGAGAAGTTAGGATATAAATTAGCTCCTAGACCTAAGCATCCTTCTCATACCAAAATGTTTGATTATTTAGAAGAAAAAAAAGAGAAATAAAATAATGAGAACTCTACAAGAAAAATACAAAGCTATATTAGAAGGTACTTTTTCGAAAGAACAGTTTCTAAGAGATGCAAGGCTTCAACTCCCCGATCTAGTAACCCGTTTTAACGGATACGAAGATGCTGTTCAAATACTAAAAAACAGAGGTATGATCCAAGAAATCATACAACAAGTAAAAATAGGACGACCAGGAAATACTGCTGAAGTAAAAAAAGGAGACAAAGCAACAATCCAGGGAATGGAAGTAACTATAACAAACATTGAACATGGAAAAATAGTTGCTAAAAAAGATAATGGAGACATGGTCTACGGAAAGCCTATGGATTTCTTACCTATTAAGAAAGATACAAATGAAGCTAGATTAACTAAGAATAGCTTAACTGATTACCGGTATAAGCCTACCAACGAAATGGATAAATATCCATACGAACAGATACTAAGAGGATTGAGAGTAGAGCTGGAAGGCATGAATGTAGCTGATACTCCTACTCCTCAAGAATATACTAAAGCATTAGGAAAAGTACTTAAGAACTTAGAAAAAGACGAGATCTTCTATACAAATCAATTGGCAGGAGTAAAAAAAGGTAGTAAGCGTTCTGATGAAATGGTGCCTGCTACTAAAACCAATACCGTAGATAGTCTTAATGCAATGAAAAAAGCAGAATTAAAAGAAGGTATTAAACATGTAATTAAGAGTCTGATGATGGGGGAATCTTTTGACGATTCAGAAGACTACGAAAG